CTGATGTCTGATGGCGGCGAAACGTGCATCTAAGAGGGTGGCGAAACGGGCACCTAAGCCGCTGGTCGAAGTGCTGGCGGAACCTGTCTATGACGGGCCACGGTTCGAGTTCATGACAGTGGAAGCTCCTGCGTCATCGATCGTTGACCGTCTGGCACCGTTGGGCGCCCAGGGTTGGCGTGTCGTCGGCATGTCTGGGCCGATGGTGCTGCTAGAGCGTTCCGTGTGAGCGCCCGCCGCGAGTTTGCCCGCCGTGAACTGGCGTGGCGGCGCGGCAGACGCGACGCCCGTTGGGTAGCGGAGAATTTCTGGATGATCCAACATCCGTTGGGTTCCCGCAAATTCGCGCTACGCGAACCACAGATCGAAGCGCTGAAACGATGGTCGCGCGGTGAAGATTCGTTGACGTTGAAAGCACGCCAGATCGGCTGGTCAACACTGATCGGGTTCTTCGTCTGGCATGTCGCATTCTTCAACCCTGAAGCGAAGATCATCGTCCTGTCCAAGGGCGAACGTGAAGCCCAGGAGCTGCTCGACAAGGTCAAGTTCGGGTTGGACAGGATCCCGCCGTGGTTGAAGCAACGCGGCCCGACGGTGACGGCCCGCACCATGTCAAAAATCACGTTTTCGAACGATTCCGAAATCGTGTCGTTGCCATCAGGCAACAACCCTGCCCGTGGTTTCACGGGACGTGTCGTCGTGGTCGACGAATGGGCGTTCCTGCCGAACCCTGAGGAAGCGTGGGCGTCGATCGAACCTGTGACAGACATCGGCGGGCAGATCATCGGCCTGTCAACAGCGAACGGGTCAGGCAACCTGTTCCATAGTCTGTGGACCGCTGCCGAGGAGGGCTTGTCGTCGTTCAAACCCATGTTCTACGGGTGGGACGCGGTGCCTGAACGTGACGATGACTGGTATGAGGGCAAGAAACGGTCGTTGCCTCAATGGCAGCTCCATCAGGAGTATCCTGCGTCGCCCCGTGAGGCGTTCATCAAGTCGGGTGCGATGGTGTACGACGCCGACATGCTCGAGCAGTATGAGCCTCAGATTGTAGACGCCGAATGGGTCGGCAATTTGGCTGCGACTGGGATGGTTGAGTTGGCGGAGGGGGAGACTCCGAACCCGAAATGGTGGACGCCGTCGGAGAACGCCGACGGGTTTCTGACTGTGTGGCAGAAACCCGCCGAACATGGCACGTACGTGATCGGCGCGGATGTCGCCGAGGGTTTGGGTCATGGCGACTACAGCAGCGCACACGTGTTGGATGTCGAAACAGGCAAATTGGTGGCTGTCTGGCATGGACATATACCTGCGGACTTGTTTGGTGTCGAGCTGGCGAAGCTGGGTTATTGGTATAACACGGCGTTGATCATTCCTGAGGTAAACAATCATGGTTTGACGACTGTTACGGAGATGCGTCGTTGGTCATATCCAAGGTTATGGCGTCGTCGGCAATTGAATTCGGCCCGTGGCGGTTGGTCTATCGAGTATGGGTGGAAGACCACGAAGGTTTCTAAGCCTTTGTTGGTTGACGAGTTGGGTCAGTTTCTGCGTGAGCAGGTGACGGTCGATGGTTCAATGCCTGATGGGCGTACTTTGGCCGAACTGATGACGTATGTGCGTGACGCGCGTGGAGGCATGAACGGTTCGCCTCATGATGACCGTGTGATCTCGTATGGGTTGGCGGTGCAGGCGTTGAAATATGCGTTCGCGCCCGAATATCAGGACAATTTGGATCCCCCTGAGGGGTCTTTGGCTTGGTGGGATGAACTGTTGGATGATCAACGTGACGACGATCTATGGACGATTGGTGTGGACGCTGTCCACTGAGAAGTAACACGTGTTTGATCGAACATAGGAGTGCGACGTGAGCGTCGACAAGCTGAAGTATGATTCCACTGGTGCAGGCGAGTTTGTTCATGGCGGTGTGGGCGTCGATTTTGCTGCCCCTGGCGGCAATTCGAAGGACCCTGCGTCGAATGGCGCGGCTGACGCGTCGTTTGCCGACAACAAGGGCGGTGTGACTGGCGCTCCTGGCGGACAGTCTGGTTCTCCGAGCGGGTTTGCCCGTCCTGGCGGCGCCGAGGGCATCTGACCATGTCGGTCTGCCCCGAGGGGGGCTTGGCAAACCGACGGGTTGATGGTGCCTGGGTAGAGGTCCCTTGCGATCCTGACACTCCGTGGGTTTGCTGGTCCCACAAGATGAAATCGATGCGGGGGGCGATCCGTAACGGCCGCGACCCCGTTGTCTGGAGGCATGCCGTTCAAGCAGACGATCGACGCTGGCCTGACCCAGTTGGGTTTGGCCAAATCGACGTTTTGATGCTGCGAAAGCTGACGGCCATGACCTACAGCGCGTCTGATTAGAGGTTGCGGGTGAAGAAACACACGCCGAAGAACGAACGTCTAAAAGCGATACATGGCCGAATTGTCGCGTGCCCAGGCATGGCGGCAAAACGAGGGTTTCGACCAGATGTGGAAAAGCCTGATCGGCATGTACAGGTCGCAGGGCGTGTTCCCGACTGTCAACCAGTCTTCCGACGAGGACCGTATCGCCATCAACCTGGCGTTCTCGACGGTCAACGTGATCTACCCGTCGGTGTCGGTTGCGAACCCGAAGATTTCGGTGATGGGCACACGGCCCGAAACCGAAGACAAGGCCGTGTTCAATCAGGCGATCCTGAACTACCAGTGGGAACATTACGGGCTGCATGACCCGTTCCGTGCCGCCGTGAAAGACATGGTGATTGTCGGTCACGGCTGGGTGAAGACCACTTGGCAGTATGAGGAACGCGAAGCGGATCTGACCGACGACGAGTTCAACGAACAATTCGCGTCCCAGGCCATGCAGGCCGATCAGGCACGTCAGGACGGGACGTCTGACGTGCCGACTGACGAGCAGATCGCAGCGTCGATACCTGCGACACACAACATCGTGTCATCGGATCAGCCGTCTTTGGATCGGCTGTCCGTGTTCGACGTGTTCGTCAACCCCGAGGCCACGTCGACCCGTGACATGCGGTGGATCTGCCAGAGGGTGATCCGCAACATCGACGAGATCCACGAAGACAAGGCGTACGAGACGGCGGCACGCAAATCGGTATCTGCGGGCCTGCAACGCATAGCGTCACAGGACCCGCGGTTCGAGCATCAGAACATGGATCCTGATCTGGCTGAGGTGTGGGAGTTCTACGATCTGGTCCGCAACGAAATGTGTGTGTTCGCTGAGGGCGCCAAGGGTTTCTTGGTGAAACCGCAGCGGATCCCGTATGCGTTCGGGCACCCGTTCGAGATGGTCGCGAACTACGAGGTCCCTGACCAGTTCTATCCGATCGGCGATCTGGAAATGATCTCGCCGTTGATGCAGGAACTGTCGAAGACCCGTTCCGAGATGATGAACCATCGGGCCAAGTACGCCCGTAAGTATGTGGCCCGCAAGTCGGCGTTCGCACGCAACGACCTGGCGAAGATCACGTCGAAACGTGACGGCGAAGTGATCATGGTCGAAGACGATTCGATGCCGTTGGATGACGTCATCAAACCGTTGCCGCAAATCCCGATGGACGCAGGCTTGTACGCATGGTCGGACAGGATCATGCAAGACGCCCAAGAGATATCGGGCATCTCGGAGTACGCACGCGGGTCCGCGGGCGATATTCGTCGCACTGCGACGGAAGCGTCGCTGATCCAGCAGGGAACGAACGCACGTCTGGCCGACAAGCTGGATCGTGTCGAGAAGTTCATTGCACGTATCGCCAAGAAACTGTTGCAGATCAACCAGCAGTTCTTGACAGGCGATCAGGTTGCACGGATTGTTGGCCGTGAAGGCCAGATGGTGTGGCTGCCGTACACGCGCGACGACATNATGGGCGAGTTCGATTTCTCGGTCGAGGCAGGATCTACCGCGCCGAAGGACGAGAACGGGCGCCGTCAGACCGCAATGTCGTTGGGTAACATTGCGATGCCGTTCGTGCAGCTCGGTGTAGTGAACCCGTCGGAAGTGTTCCGATACATTCTGCGTGAAGGGTTCGGTATCCGTGCCCCNGANNGGTTCCTGCAACAGGGCGGGCCTCCTGGCCAGCCAGGCGCCTCTCCAGGGCAGCCGTCTCCTGGGATCGGCGCTGACGCTCCGCAGAACAATCCGACACAGCAAGCCGACGCGAACGCTGCGGCTGCTGACGTCAACGCGATGAAAGGCAACGCATGACCACGAACTATCCAGCAGCGATCGACGCGTTGACCAACCCGACGTCTGTCGACCTCGAGGACTCGGTGACGGTCCCGCATGCCGCACAGCACGCCAACGCCAACGACGCCATCGAAGCGATCGAAACCGAACTAGGTGTCGACCCGAAAGGCTCTGACGCGTCTGTAGTCGCCCGTCTTGACCGTGTCGACGCGGACGTGTTGTCGATCCCCGTCGGCCCTCCAGGGGCGGACGGAGACAGCGCGTACGATGTCGCCGTGTTGGGCGGGTACAGCGGCAGCGAAGCAGCATGGCTGGCTTCTCTGGTGGGCGCTACAGGCGCCACTGGGGCGACGGGTGCTGCGGGCACGAACGGATCAGACGGCGCCACTGGCGCTACTGGCGCCGCNGGCGCCGACGGCTTGACCGTGTTGAACGGAGCGGACGTGCCTGGTGTCGGTGACGGCGTGAACGGCGATTTCTGGATCAACACGACCACCCATGCGATCTCGGGTCCGAAAGCCGCAGGCGCCTGGCCTGCCGCCGTGTCTCTGGTCGGCCCTCAGGGCATCCAAGGCTTGCAGGGTGTCGGCGGCGATGTGACGATCCGTTCTGGGATCGTGGCTCCTGTGGCTGGCGATGGTGCTGACGGCGATTTCTGGATCGATTCGGTTGCTTGGAAGATTTACGGGCCGAAAGCGGGCGGGGCGTGGCCTGCAGGGAACAACATTGTTGGCACCGATGGTGCGGCTGGAGCGACGGGCGCCACGGGCGCAACGGGCGCTGCAGGGGCCACTGGGGCTGCTGGGGCTGGGATCGCCACGGGCGGCACGACCGACCAGGTGCTGGTCAAGAACTCGGGCACGAACTATGACACGGCGTGGCGTGACGAACAGTTCGTTGACACTGACGGCGGCACGGGCAAGTGGTACAAGGGCACGGTCGACCCTGCCACGTTGGGCGGCTGGGTCGAGACTGATGGCGCTATCTGGTTTGACCTGAACTGAGGGCCGATGGAACTGTTGATCAAAGACAAGGACGACATTGATCTCAGGCTTGGGGTGCAACGGTCGGGTGCGTTGTTGAAACGCAACGACGTGGTGTTCGTGGCTGGCGACGGCCACAGATGGGCACGCGAGGAATCGTTGCAACAGTGGATCGCTGAGGGGTCGGATCCGCTCGATTATCCTGGACACTTTCATGTCGTCAAGGTTCCTGGCGTGCTGGTGGACCCTGGGATCCTGGCCATGAACCGCCCGTTGGAACGTGCGTCGGTCGCAGGCGACCCCGAATACGACGACTATCCAGGCGACAAGAAGAACGCCCCCAGAGTGCTGGTGCATGCGTCGAAATGGCGTCTGAGGCGCGGCGATTTGACGGTGGCACAGCAACAGGAGCTGGAAACCAATAGTGAGATCACGCTCAGCAAGGCCGAGATGCGAGACATCGGGGAGCACAAGGCTGACGGCAGGAAGTTCGACGAACGTCAACGGGGCGGCGTTGGCCGTAAACGCATGGCAGCCGAGAAGCACGAGAAGCCTGAGGAGAATGTGGTTCGCCGTCCAAGACGCAAAGACTCCCCCAAACGCGAGGTGAGGCAGCGTGGCTAACACGACGAAGTCTATCAAAGCATCTGGAGGAGATTTCACTTCTATTTCGGCGGCGTTCGCCGCGGGAGCTAACGTGACGTCGGGCTGGTGGAAGTTCGAGATCCAAGACAACGGAACATATGCCGCAGCCGACCTGTATTCGACGACGGGGTCCCCTACGGCCACGAACTACGTCTGGATGACCGCAGATGCAACGCACCATCACGCAGGTAAGGAAGCGGGCAGTCATGCCACCGTCACAGGACAGCTCCGTTTCGACATGGGGTACGTCCGATGCGACTGGCTGCATGTGAAGATCAGCGGACCTTTACGGGGGATCTATTTCGGTGGCGGCACGAACCATCTGGTTTCGCATTGCCTGCTGATCTCTACTGTCGCTACCACCAACGAGGCCGTGTTCGGCACCGACTACTTGTCGGTCGATAACTGTGCGATCGTCCAGTTCGGCCGCAGCGGTTCCGCTGCCCTTGACACTGGTTCGCCCAGCGGGTACAGCAACCATCGCCGTTATGACCACAACACGCTTTACAACTGCGGGGCTAGCCAGTGGGGGACAGTCGCTGGCTACGACAATCCTGGCACGGCAGGCCAGGCCGCCTGTTACAACAATCTGGTATGCGGCAGCGTCAACTACGATTGGGGATCCACCTGGGACGTCAACGCTCAGGAGGTCTGGACGGGTTCAAACAACCTGTCAGGCGTCGGGGGCCGTATCAACATGGCGGGCAGTACCATGACGAACTGGTTCGAAGCAACCAGCGGCGTCGATGTGACAGCCAAAACCAGCGGGGCATGGGTGCTGTTCAACAGCATAACGGCAGGGAGCTACGACCTGAGCCTCCTGGGCCATGGCGCCGCCAACCTGCCTGCAGATAACGGGGTAAACAGGATCGGGTCCGAACCTGACCCGAGACAAGATTTCAGTATCGACGCCGCGGGGAACACCCGCTACACGTCAAGCGTGGATATCGGGGCGTTCGCTCTGACGCCCCTCAAGATCAAACGTCGGCTAGCTGGAGCATGGGTGGCAGCCTGATGGCATACGCATTAGTACAGCAGGCCCTGGCGAGCAGCACAGCCTTTACGTGGCCGTCGACCCCGACAGCAGGCAACTTGCTGGTTGTTGCTGGCGTCGGGAACAGTGGGAGCGCCAAATCCGACTTGGTCGGCTGGACCGAAGTCATCAACTTCTCAGAAGGCAACCAGGGTTTGGCAATCTGGTCGAAAGAAGCCGTCGGGGACGAGACAACAGAGTATTTCACGTTGTCGTCCCCGACAAACGTGGCCTGCGGGGGATGGGAGTATTCGGGCAGCCCCCTGACACAAACGTCTTTGACTTCGGAGACAGACTCGGGCCTACAGACGTGGACGTTGGCGTCGGCAGCGCCCGCTGGGGACCTGCTGATCGCCATGCGCGCCAACTATTGGGCGACTACGGGTCCTGGATGGAACGGCACCCCCGATGGCAGTTCGGCGTCTCCGTCGGCCCAACTGGCCGAATGCCATTGGCTGTCTGCCACAGCCAACCAGGTCGCCGAGTATCCGCACTGGGGGGCCGAATATGGGGCCTTCGCCTGCGTCAGCTTCACCAAGCCCCCGCCAGCGGCACACACACACCGTCTGACCAGCGACTGGACGGCGACGCCGTTGACAGTCCGTAGACGCTCCTCAGGGGCATGGATCGAAGTCACATAACGGTCAGCGTGGACGCTGTCCACAAGACCTTAGGAACAATCCAACGAGAACTCCTAAGGAGAAACATCCGTGACAATGACGGAGATCAGCGCAGACGGAACCGCCCAGCAAGGCGGCGACCCGAACGGGACTGATGCACAACCGACAGGAACCCCAGGCCAGACGTTCACAGTCAAAGTGAACGGGACGGACCAGACGGTCACCCTGGAAGAAATGCAAGCGGGATACATGCGTCAAGCGGATTACACCCGCAAGACAACTGATGTCGCAAACCAGCGCAAAGAGCTGGAGAAGGCAGTGGTGTTATCCGAAGCCTTGGAGAAGGACCCTCGGAGAACGCTCGAGACGATAGCCGCTCATTACGGCGTGAACGCTCCTGTAGCCGCACCTCAACGTGCAGCCGTCGATTACGGGGACGACAACCTCGGGGAACCCGAGAATGTCGACCCGAACATGCAGGCGCTACAAGCCGAAGTGGACCGTCTCAACAGTCAACTCAGTTCTGTCGCTACTACCCAACAGATGGGCAAGATTGATCAGGAACTTGCCGCTCTGGAGTCTCAGTATGGGACGATAGATCGGGAAACTCTTCTGAGGCATGCGAGTGTCAACAATCTGCCGATCGCAACTGCNTATCGTGATCTGCATTTCGAAGAAGCCCAGTCGGCTTTGACGGCCCAGAAGGAACGTCAGGCAGCCGAGCAGGCTGTCGTCGAGCAGAAACGTCAACAGGCAGGTGTGGTNTCGTCGGGTGTGGGGGCTGCTGCTGGATCGGTCGGTGAGCCTTCGTGGGGGCGGCGAAATGTCGCTCATGGATGCTCTGAAATCGACCATGTCCGAGTTAGGAGTCGAACGTCTCGATGACCCGCTGTTGTGGGGCTGACGTTCACACAAGACCTTAGGAGACAGCTATGGCTGTAGCACCTGCAGGGTTCGGTGGATCTACTTTCAACGAAATCCTGTCGTCCACGTTCAACAAGGTTTCGAAGACCTTTGTTGACAACATTTTCAAGGCACGCCCTTTGGGGTATTTCTTGACCCGCAGCGACAACGTCGTGTTGATCGATGGTGGCGCGGCGATTGTCGAGTCGATCATCGGTCGTGAGAACGACACGGTCGCCTCGTATTCGGGTTGGGATCAGATCGTGCCTGCAGCGACCGAGGAGATCACTTCGGCCACGTATCCGTGGCGGCAGCTTGCCGCTACCGTGTCGATGGCTGGTATCGAGGAAGCCCAGAACGGCGGCGAAGCGCAGATCATGGATCTGCTCCGTGTGAAGATCGATGTTGCACAGGAGTCGATCGTTTCGACTCTGAACACGATGTTCCATGGTGACGGTACTGGCAACGGCGGTAAGGACCTGATGGGTCTTGAGGGCCTGTTGGGCAGTAACGCTGCTCCTGTCGGCGGGATCGATCCTGCCGACGCCGCGAACACGTGGTGGAAGTCCAACATCTTCGATGCGTCGCTTGCTGCGACGTGGGGTGCTGGCACGACCGATCCTTCTTTGAAGAAATGGTCGAATGCTTTCAACACGGCTTCTGTCGGGTCTGATCAGCCTGGGTTCATTCTGACGACCCAGGACATCTACGAGTTCTACGAAGGGCTGTTGCAGCCGAATCTTCGTTACAGCTCGACTGCGATGGCTGACGCTGGATTCCAGTCTTTGGAGTTCAAGGGCAAGCCTGTCCTGTATGACGCCGACACTACCGCAGGGTATGTGTGGATGATCAACCCGAAGTACCTTCGTTTGAAGGCCCATCGGAACCGTTTCTTCAAGGCGGGTCCGTTCATCCAGCCGCGCGACTATGACGTGCGGACCATGAAGATGCTGACTTACGGCAACCTTGTGGTCAACAACCGCAGCCGTCATGCCCTGATCACAGGGATGGGTACGACTGGCGTTGCTGCTGTCTGACCTTGATGGTTCATGAGGGCGGGGGTCGAACGGCTGTGGCTGTTCGGCCCCCCACCCCGATCTGTGGAAGGGTTTGATGTCGTACACGCTGCAACAGTTTCGTGACCTGGTGCGTCTACATATCGATCTGGATATTCAGGATTTGCCTGATTCTTTGGTCGACGAGTTTGTGCGTGACGCTGTGCAGAAACTCCAGTTTCATCGTTCAAGATGGCCGTTCTATGCGACTTCGTGGACGTTCGATACGGTTGCTGGTACGGCCGATTACACGTTGGCGACTATTGCTGGGGCTGGCGATGCGGTCGCTGAGATCGCGAAGGTTCGTGGCCCTTCGAGGGAGCTTGTTCCGCAGTCTGTGAGGGCTGCGGAGTCGATGGCCCCGTTGGGTATAACGAATTCTGGGACGCCTAAGTATTGGTCGCAGTGGGGGACGACGGTGACGTTGGATCCTGTTCCGTCTCAGATTGAGACGTTGACGGTGCGCGGGTGGGCGCAGCCGTCTGATTGGACTGCGAATGGTTCGGGGGCGCAGCCTGATACGCCTGAGCCGTTTGACAGGGTGATCATGAATTGGGCGTTGGGTCGCGCGTATTCGCAGCAGGATCAGCCGCAATCTGCCTTGTACTATTTGGATCTTGGCGATCTGCGGTTGAAGGAGTTGACGAAGCAGTATGACGATCTTCCTGCCGAGTCTGAGGTGGTGTTGAACGGCGGGGAACGCACTGCGGCCAGTTCTGATCTGGTTGCTACGTGGACTGGATGATTTGAATGGCTGTTCCTGTACGGAAACCTGGCAAAGGGCAGGACATCCAGTTGGAGGAGGTCGTCGATTTCACTGGCGGCCTGAATCTGTCTGCTGACCGTTTCAAACTGGCTGCGAACGAGTCGCCTGACATGTTGAATGTTGAGGTTGACCGTCGCGGCGGGTTTCAGCAGCGGCGTGCCGTTGAGGCGATCAACGCCACACCGATCGAAGTGACGGCGGGCACGTACGATGACCCGTCGGCGTACACGAACGCCATGTTGTATGACGGGGCGCAGTCGCCTGTGTTGTCGATGTGGTCGCATGACGATGAGGGTGCGGGCACTGCCCAGGTGATGGCTCATTGCGGCCAGTCGATCTGGTATTCGACGGGCAGCAATTTCACCGACAGCGGTTTGGCTGTTCCTGACGTGGCGTCTCCTGTGGATGCTGCGACGNTNGANGATTTGACGTATGTCGGGTTGCAGCGNGCGTCGATGGCTTCGCAGCGTTGGAATGGTGCGGCGTGGACGGCGATGACTGACCCGTCAACGACGGCGTGGCAGGACGACTATACCGCGCCGTCTGGTGCACATATGCCGCAGGCACGTCTGGTTGCGGCACACAATTCGATGCTGTGGGCTGCCTATACGACTGAGGCTGGTACGACGTACCGTAACCGTGTCAGATATTCGCATCCTGGCGACGGTGGTTCGTGGCGGGAAGATGACTGGATCGATGTGGATCCTGGGGCGGACGGCGATTCGATCGTCGCGATTGTCCCGTTGAACGACCATCTGGTCGTGTTCAAGCATCGTTCGGTGTACGGGATCTTCGGATACACGTCCGACGATTTCGAGGTGGTGAAACTGTCGGAGATCGCTGGTGCCGTCTGCCAGTCGGCTGTAGCCGCCTCTCCTATGGGTGTGTTCTTCTTCTCGGAGCATGACGGACTGTACGTCTACGACGGGCAGTCCGTGCAGTGGATGTACGAGAAGATGGTGTCTGGTTTGCGTGACGGGACTGTCGATGTGGCCAACATGGATCAGGTCCATGTTGGCTATGCGAATGGCCGCGTGTGGGTGTCTGTGCCGTGGCTCGCCAGCGGCTACAGGTCGTTTGTGTGGGATCGCACGACGGGGTCTTGGGCGGCTTTCGATTTGGGGTTGACGAACTTTGCGACGGCATGGTTCGGGTCGGGTGTGAAGTTCCTGGCCGTGTCTCCTGTCTGGTCTGGTGCCGTGGAGGTTGATGTCGAGCTGGACGTCGACACGTATGGGACGGTCGAGCAGCACATTACGTCGTGGTATCAGACGGGCTGGCATGACGCTGGTAATCCGTTTGTGCCGAAACGGTGGCGTCGCCCCGAGTTTGTGTTGCGGGGCGGGCAGGAATCGGAGTTGACGGTCGAAGTGTTCCGTGATTTCGACCTGTCGTATCCGTACAAGTCGTTGACGTTGGCGACTACGGGGTCGTCGCCGTTGGATGGCGTGTGGGGGACGTCGTTGTGGGGTGTCGGCCATTGGGCGCATGACATTGTCGGCGAGTTTGATGAGGTGACCCGTGGCGGGTCGGTTGGCGGTGTGGGTCGCGCTGTCGCTTTGAAGTTTTATGGCCCTGAAACCAATGTTGGGTGGGAAGTCAACGCGTTCACGTTGAAGTTCTTGCCTCGTCCACCGAGGAGTTGACATGGCTACTGCATCTGTTCCGAACGCGTTCGTGTTGGGCACTGCTACTGATCCGACGACTGTGAATGCCGATTTTCAGGCTGTCGTCGATTTCTTGAACACGAAGGTCGTCCATGTGGATGCGTCGAAGGCGTTCACAGCGGTGCCGACTGGGCCGTCGATCGATCCGACTGCCGATAACCAGTTGGCGCGTAAGAAGTATGTGGATGATCAGGTGGCGGTTTCTGCGGCGACGTTGGCGCCTTTGGTGCATACGCACGATGACCGTTATTTCACTGAGGCTGAGGTGACGGCGTTTCTGGCTGGCAAGTCTGATACGTCGCATAATCATGATGCGTCGTATTCTGCTGTGGGGCATGGGCATGCGTTCACGGAGATCACTGGGCAGATGGCTGATGCCCAGTTGCCGACGAACTATTCGGCTGGCGATTCTGCTGCTGGCGTGTCGTTCCCGTCGGTGTTCCGTGTCGATTGGACTGACGCGACCCGTATCGGCATGGACATGCAGTATGTGACCGACGCCACAGCGACCGCGAAGGATCTGATCAAGCTCGAGTTGGCCACCACGGGTGGTGTCCATTCTGATGTGGGCCGTTGGCGTTGGACGGGCACTGGCCCGCAGATCACTGCGACGGGCACTGGCATGGAACTGGTCGGGTTCGTAACCGCACCTTCGGATCGTCGTTTGAAGGAGGCGATCGTCGACTATGAGGTCGACGTTGACGGCTTCTTGAGCGTCCCGATCAAAGAGTACGACTACATCGAGGGCGGCCGTCACGCTGTCGGCCCGATCGCTCAGGACGTGCAGCAGGTGTTTCCCGAGTTGGTGTCTGAGGATGTCGACGGGATTCTGCGTCTGGATCTGCAGGGCATGATCGGTGTGTTGTGGTCGATGACTCAACAGTTGGCGGCGCGGTGACTTGGCAGAACCCCACCAGGGTTTCTGATCCGTCGACCCGACGCGTGTTTCAGTCGTTGACACGGTATTTGGCCCGCATGTTGCGGGCTGTGTCGGCGAGAGTGTCGGCGACTGTGTCGCAGTCGATTCCGACTGGGGTGTGGACGACAGTGTCGTGGGACACGGTCGTCCATGATGACGACGGTTTCTATGCTGCGGGCGCTCCGACCGTGTTGACTGTGCCTGATGGCTGGGATGGGACGTTTGTCCTGTGGGTGTCTGCGGATATGCAGCAGGCGTCTCAGCGTTTGCGGGTGATGGTGAACGGTAACCAGTCGGCGATCACGACGGGGTCGTCGTTGTCGTGTACCGGACCAGTTGGCTGCTGGTGCAGCCATTTCTATCGATATTTACCAGAGTTCTGGCGGTGCCGTAACGGTTCCGACATCGGCAGTGTTTGGTGTGACCCGTTTGGGGGATTTGTGAGTGACGTGGCGAATGAGGCGATCAACGATTTGGCTGTCCAGTTGGGTGATGCTTTGGCTCATTTGGCTGTCGCGCGGGCGCATATTCGAGATTTGCGTGGCCAACTTGAGAGTGTGGGGTCGTCCGAGGCTGTTGAACCAGTCTAGGAGTGTGGACAATGTCCACATAGGAGTGTAGGAGGCGTCCAATATGGCGTATGTGCCGTCGAGCGAATTGATTGGTTTTCAGCAGGAACGTAACGCGAACGACTACCAGTATTCGGTTGGTGCCGTCCAGAACGCGTCGTCTCGGCAGCAACTGTCGCTGGATTATCAGCTCCAGAATGACGTGTTGCGGCGCAACATGTTCAACGGGTTTCAACAGTTGCCTGGCCAGTATTCGAGGCGTGGCTTGTTGCATAGCGGGATCCGTAACAGGGGCTATAAGGATTTTGGCCGTCAGCAGCTTGACACTTTTGCCCAGTTAGACCGCAATTTTGCCCGTAAGGGTGCAGATTTGGCTGTTTCGATGAGTGGTCTGGATGCGAACAGGGCGATTCAGCAGGCGACGATTGAACTCAATCAGGACCAGCGCCGTTCGGCGTTGGCTGCGATAGTACAGGGGATTCTGTAATGGCTGGACATGGACAACCGCACTACGTTCCGCCGAAGTACCCGAAGACGACGTACCCTGGCGGGTACAAGACCAAGCCGAAGCGGAAGGACGCCAACGGAGGATACAAGACTGGTCCAAAGACAACTGGCGTTGACGGTGGATACAAGACGGGTCCGAAGACAACTGGCGTTAACGGCGGGTTCAAACGTCGGCCAGTGTCGGCCCAACCACGGCTCGACAGGGTGCCCCCGTACCTGGATCAGGGTGCGGCCATGTCTCAGCCATGGCGCGCCCATCCGAATTACGCATCGGCGACTGGGTTGACGCCAGAGCAGATTGCTGCTCAGGGGAAGTTGACTCAGCCGTGGCAGCGAGACAAGTGGGTTCCCCCGTCGGGGTTGAGCGCTGCTGACCGTGCGTTGATCAACCACACCGAACCTGGGACCGCTACCGATCCTGCCATACGTAACGCCGCCATCATCAACCATTACCGCAACGCCACCGCCAACGGGACGTTGGCCGCAGGCGTGCCGAAGCTGTCATACGCTCAACAGGCGGAGATCATTTCGGGACGGGATTACGTAGCGAATCTGGGGGCGGGCGTTGACCCGCAGGCCACTATCGGGTTGCCGTCACCCAGCACGAGCGGAAACGGGAACGGTGCTGCTGCAGCGCCGAGCGGGACGGCAGCACCCGCAGTCGCTGCCGCACCTCCCTCATACCAAGACCAGCAGCAGGCTCTGATCGATCAGCAGCTCAACGACGCGTTGAGCGCGATCGGCGCACAGTTCTCGACGTTGTTGGCCGATCTAGAACGTCAACGCACTGAGGGTTCTGCTCAGATCGATCAGGCCCATCAGGCGGCTGTAGACGCCCTCGGTGGGATCGATCAGCGCGCGTTGGCCCGTGACAGTATCAATCAGGCCGACCAGCAGGCATATGCGGCCCAGGGGTCGCAGATGCTTGGTGCCGACGCGAACAACATTATGGCTGCGTTGCAGGCCAGCGGTGTTGACGTGTCACAGCTCCAGGGCCGTCTTGCTGAGCAGCAGGGGTTTGCTCAGCAGCAGTCGACGATCCAGGGTGATCTGTTGAGGAATCTGGCGGGGGTTGCGGCTACAGGCCGTTCCCAGAATTCGGCGTTGGCGGAGTTGATCCAGCAGGGTTCGTCTGGCGATTTGGCGAATAATGTGGCCCAGTTGCAGTCGCAGTTGGCTGTGCAGCAGGCGCAGCAGGAGGCTGCGGCACGTCAGCA